TCAGGCAAACAGGGCTTCACTCTGCACGCCATTGGTCGTTATGCCGGCGTTGGCCGCATAGTAGATTTGCGCTGCGTCATCGTGGTTCACCCCCGCCAGGAAGGCCAGCGTATCGCGGTTATCCAGCGCGCCGTCTTTATTCTGATCGATAATCAGATAGCTGCCCGCGCTGGTGCCCACTACGCCAACCTGCGCCAGCGCCTTGTCCTGAATGCCGAGCAGGGTTTTAAGGAAGTTGACCGTCGAGGTAAGCGAACCACCGCTGATGAACCCGTCCAGCGCCCCCTGGATAGCCGCGTCAGACCTGTCGCCATAGTCCGCCACCCGGGTGCCGCCGGCGTTATCGGATAACGCCAGCCCGGATTTAACGTCGACCAGCTTGTCCTGGTGCAGGCTGAAATCCCTGACGGTCACCCCGGCGCTCGGCGTGCTGCTCAGCAAGGTGAAAACATCCGCGCCCGCGCCGCCCGTCACCTGTGAATTGCCCGAGACGCTGAGCTTATCGGCCTGCTCGGTGCCCACGATATTCACATCATCGCCCTTGAAACCAAACAGGTCGATTATCGCCTGGCCGCTGTTGCCGCTGGCCGGGAACAGCTTGAGGAAATTCAACACCACGCCGTCGCCGCTGCCGCTGACGTTGGCGGTGATATCAACACCGCGTGTGTTGGCGGCGGCGTCGATAGTTCTCACGTGCGAATAACCGGCCTCCAGATTCAGCTTCAGCTGATTTTTCCCCGAAATGCTCAGCGTGGTCACGTCGGTGTTGACGCCTCCGAGGTTGAGAGTGTTGAGATAATCGTGGTGATCGTCATTGCGGCCATTAGAGAGAATGTTGATATCCGTCAGCGCCGTCCCCCCAGCAGAGCTGCTGCTGATGACTTTGACTGTGCCGGCGTTCACCCCCGTATACTTCAAACTTTCGCCCGTCAGCGCATAATCGAAGTTGATATCAAACTTATTGGTGGCATCTTTCAGGAAGGTGAAACTTAATGCACTTTCCGCCCCGGCATTCCCTTTCACCTGGAGCTGTGCGACATCCCCTCCCTCAACGTTAATCACGCTCACGTCACGAGCCCTCATCGATAAAACGAATCCCAACTGACCTAAAGAGGTTGGAGACACGTTAATCACCGTACCCGGATCGCCAATTCCGTTCGCAGTTGCCTTACCGGTCAGTAAACCGTAGTCGAACTCATAACCATCGCTGACCTTAACCTCTACGTTATTTAGAATTGTCACAGCGCCGCCGATAAAACCCCCGACTTCAATCTTTTCAAAGCTTTTGAACGAGTCGGTGCTAGTGATAATTTTCGTTTCCAGGGTTCCATTATAATTTCGTGAGGATAAATATTTAGTAAAATAGTTCGCGGAGATGGTATCGATGCCCTCTCCGCCGTCTGCGGTTACATAGGGGGAAAGTTTCAGGCTATTTCCAGACAACGCAGCCCAATACAATACATCGTTGCCGGCCCCCAGGTTAAAATGCGAATCAGTGGCGAAAAAACCCAGCTCAGGATATCCGACATCTGCACCGTATCCCAATTTCAAAGTATCGTCGCCGGCCCCCGTATTTAACGTTATATCCCGTGCATTGAGATAAACATCTATCCCGCGATGATCGTTACTGCTTGAAAGTGTTATTGTGCTATCAGTCGAGTCACCAGTAATTGTTATATTATTCAGGTGCCCGGCATAGCTTAGATCAACCACTGCTGTTAAAACATTTATTGTGATACTTTCCAATACGGCAATTTCCGCCCTGCTCAATATATGGCTGCTGCCGGTATTCTCTTGACCGATAATATTATTGTTTTTATCGGTTGATAGCATGGCCACGGGTTTATACCCCAGGCTGACACCGATAGCCTGTTCAAACGCTCGATGCTGTTCGAATTCCTGACCGCTCGTTAGGGCAGAGCCGCGCAGCTCGTTGATGATTGTCGTGGTAATCAGAGCTTTATCGCCGTTCAGGCTACCATACAAAGCTAACTGCTCGTCAGTCGCCTTTACGCCATGCACCGCAGCATAAACATGCTGGATAAAATCATTGCCGCTTAGCTGGGCGCCCTTCTTTTGAAACTCAACGGACGCCATCAGTTTGGCCGTCAGGGTATCCAACGATTTGCCGTGTTTCCCCAAATAGCTGCTCCAGTCATCCAGCCCCAGCGCATCGATATTGCGCTGCGGTATCGCCAGGAACAGTGAAGCGACCTGCTCCTGGAGGGCAAGTTCAGCCTTCATCCCCGGAGCGTGCGGCGCGGTGTCATGCAAGAAATATTGCTGCGCCGCCGTATCATCCGCCCCAACCGTGCCGCGCAAACCCGTGATGACGTTCACCATCAGCTGTCCTCGATCTCCGCCATCGTTGAGGAATGCAACAGCCGCATTCAGCTCCGTATCGGTAGGCTCTCGCTCATAGCCCTGCTTGAACAGCAACTTGGCAAAATCGCCGTTGGAGAGCGTTTGCAGCTTGGACCTGTCTTTCACGAATTGTGAAGCCACCTCGACAAAGGCGCGCTGATCGGTGTCGATATAGGCACCCAGTTTATTCACCGTCGACGTCACAGGATCGATGCCGGCCAGGTAGTAGAGCGACAGAACGTTAGAAACGCCGTCCACGCTGCCTGCCGCCGCGTAAGAGGGGTACATAATGTTGTTTAATTGCACTTCAAAAGCTTTCTGTGACGCAACCATTACTGGATAAGAATCATCATCGCCACGATAGTTAACCAGGGTATCGACAGCACTCACCAGGGTCCCAGCCAGACCCTTACTTTCCAGTTGCCAGGTTAAATCGTCATCCCATTCCGGCCCATAAATCTTATTCGAGATCACCCGTACGATGTCGGCATCACTTTTTCCCGCATAAATACTTTGCCCGGCGTCAGAATTTAAAAGAGACGTGACGTAATCCACTTTCGTGAGGAACCCTTTCTCAAAGCTGTTCCCGATGGTGTCGAACGTTATCATATCGGCTTTTACACCAAGAACGGCATATAACAGTGCAGCGGCTTCTTTTTGATATTTCAACGATGCCATAACTATTTACCTTATAGTGATAGGTTCATTTCAGATGCAGTACCGAACTCCAAGCCTAGCACAAGCCGCCAAATAGTTAGTGCAGCTTGCCCTGACCGCTGCATTTTAAGAATTAACCAATCATTGCAAAATGAATAATATACCGAAGTTCGTTTATTCAAAAAATCGCCGATGATAACCACCGTTATCTCACCCGTTTTCAAACAACAAAAAAGGGAGGCTTTCGCCGCCATTTCGAGGTTAGGAAAAACAATCAGTTACAGGATTATCAGTGATTTAGATACCTGTAACTGCGTGCTAAAAATTGGTATAGCGTGGCCGTTTTGGGCAATTTGTGGATCAGTCGTTTGAGATGTCCACGCGCTTTATTGACCTCGCTGCGTCTAGTAACTTGATGACATCGCCAACGCTATAGTTATCAGCCTCAAGGTTGGTCAGTTGACCATCTTCAAAATTGATCCTGACTTTCTTCCCTCTTTTTACGAATGCAATAAAAATATTTGCTAATGCAGTAATTGCATGCGGAGTAACTGCTAGGGCGAGGTCAAAGAAATCAGCACCGCCTACATGGAATTGACGCAGAGTTAATTGCGTTTCAAAACCCGCCTCGTTAAGCTCTTTCAGCAATGGGGTTGAATTCCAGCCATCAACGCGAAACGGGACTTGTATGAGATTATTTATTTCCGGCATGAAAACTCCTTTTTATGTGAGATTAAAAATTGCTTACCGTATGATTACTGGCGCTTTTTGTGTACTTCGTGGCGGTGCATGGCGCGTAACATTCATTCCCGCGACACGCGAGGAAATATCCCAACTTCGTGGCCGCGTTTGGTTGACCGAAGACGACATGTCTAAACCACGCTGGCTAAAGGATTAAACCTGACAGCATCTTCCAGGTAGTCCGGCGCAAAGTGCGCATAAACCATTGTTTGTAAAATGCTTGAGTGTCCTAAAATTCGCTGCAGTGCCAGAATGTTGCCGCCATTCATCATAAAATGACTGGCGAAAGTATGCCGCAGCACATGCACCGCTTGCCCCGCAGGCAGACCGGGAGCGACTTCCTTCACGCACAGCCGGACATAGGGATAATTCAGATCCGTGAACAACGGCCCCGACTTCACGCTGCTGGTGATCTCTTTACAGAGTTCAGGCGAGATCGGCACCGTTCGGTTCTTATTGTTCTTGGTGTTCAGATAGGTGACCTTGTTGCCGATCACCTCTTCCTTTCGCAGTTTCGCCACTTCACCCCAACGCGCCCCCGTAGCCAGGCAAAGGCGAACAGCCTTCAGGTGATCGCCGTCGAGACGTTCTTGCAGCGCCGCGATCTCTGCCTGGGTGAGAAAGCCCATTTCCTGCGCCGGCAACTTCATTTTCTTCATGGCCTTGAGCGGGTGTTCACTGTGGTAATGCCCCAGATCGATGAGAACGGAGAACACGCCGCCCAGCATTTCCTGATCAAGGTTTACCGTCTTAGCCTTTCTGCCTTCTGCAAACCGCAGTGCCCTGTAGTCGGAAAAAAAGGTTCTGGTGATCTGGCTGGCTTTGGGATGCCCCATTTTTTCGGCCATGACACGCAACTTTTGCGCCCTCTTCACCCCGTCTTTCAAATGCTGGCCGTGGTGGTTCCACCAGAGATCGATAAGGTCGGTTAGCGGGCGTTGATCGGCTGGTTTATCGACCCAGTCTTTATTGTTCTGCGTCGCGATGATCCAGCGCTCAAATTGCTGGGCTTCCGATTTGGTTTTAAATTTTTTGCGGACACGCTTACCCGTTCGACCCTGCGGGCGCACATCCACCATGTAACCTTCTGCGCCAAGAGATTTAATACTCATCCCCAAAGGCTCCTTTCTGAACAGATCCCGCCTTTACCCCAAGATTTCCATATGCGCCAGATAATTAGCCAGTCTTCAGGCCTTTTTGGCGGTTGGATGTGCTGTCGTGCCCATCAGGGGAGAGAGCAGGTGAAATCTGCCCAATTTCCGGCGCAACATCCCCTGTCATTAGCCACATTGTGTATTTTTTGAAACGCACACTGCTTGTGATCTTCATTAGCGTCGTGCCGCCGGGCTCTATTAAACCGGTTTCATACTTCTTCACTGTGCTGATTGAAATGCCTGTTATTTCGCAAAATTCGCTCTGACTGACCCCTTCGCTCTTACGGATCGCCTTCACTTTGTCGCCTAGAGTACTTGACATGGTTCATTCCTATGAACTAAAGTCACCTTGGTTCATAAATATGAACCCTTAATAACTTAAATCTGCGTGATCCTAGAGGTTATCACTATGAACAAAAACCGACAAAAAAAGGTGATTGGGGTGAGGGAAAATCAGCTTCCTGCTGATTATCCATTTGGTGATCTGTTGGAGGAGTCAATCTCCGACTATGCACGCCGCATCGGTAAAAACCCGCAGACCATCCGTACTCAGGCAGACACCGGCGCCCTACCGATTTTGCAAGCTCGTCCAGGTGCCAAGCGCCGGGTAAATCTTTACGCCATCTATCTGAACGCAAAGCGCCACGCAGAGAAGTTTGTCGCGCACATGGGGGCGTAAGGAGATTGCCGATGAAAGAGATCAAGCCGCGCGCCCTAATCCAACTTTCAAAGCACACCTTCGTCTATCGCGGGTTCACTATTCAGAAGTGCCCGCGCCATAGCGAAACGAGCCGCACGGCCTATCAGCTGATGAGCAACGGAGATTACTTCGGTCGTGATTTCGCGCTGGCTGAAGCCATGCGCACAGTGGACAAGATGATCAACAGGAAGAAGCCAGCATGAGCGGCAACCCATTCTACGCTGCAGCAAACGCCGTGATCGCTCAATACGATAAGCGCATGCAGTACATGAAACCAGAGCGCGCTGTCGGCGAATCGGCGAATGCAGTGATCAATCTCGGACGTATCGCAGACACCGCGCGCTATGCGGGCCAGCCCGCCGCCAGCATCGTTATCGAGAACGCCGCGAAGTATTGGCAGTGCTACGGCAAAAAGCCGGCGCCATTTTCAGAGGACACACCAGCATGAAACAGCCTTACCGCATCCTGATTGACATGCTGCTGCTGCAGTACCACACCAAAGCGACCAATCTGCACAGAGCTTCCGCTGTGGCGCCAGAGGTTCGCCAGGTATCGATGAACGATTACGCCTTCCGCCTGTGCATCGGCCTGACCGGCCTGCTGAGTACAGCAGAGGCTGCAGGAGATGGCCCGGCCGCCGCCGTTATCGATCGTTTGATCATGCGCTGCAACAATGGCGATATTCCGCAACCTGAAATTTCAGCTTAGCCGGGTACGCCCGGCCCTATCTGGGAGCGTACCTTAACCTTTAACGGTGGGTGATTGGCGTCACGTGGTGCGCTCCCAAATAGGCAACAGTGTGGAGGTTTTTATGAGCATGACAGTTGAGCAAATAAAATCCGTTGAGTGTTTCGTCAATAATGCCAAGTCATTGCTGGCGCGCGCTAAAAACAAAAATCACACAGCCTGTTTTTATAACAAGCTGATGGCGAGTGAAAAAAAAGCCATTTGCACATTAGGCAATATTGACAGCCGCACAAAATTAACGGCTAGACACATAGAAATGAAGTTCGAGGAAATGAGTTACGCAGAAAGGCGGGCCGTATTTCGAGGGATAAAACTTCTGCAAAAGCTAAATCGTGATATCCCGTCGCTAATAAATATTGCTGACTGCGATTAATTAAACAGCGTTATTAAAAATAATGCCGCCTTCATGGTGGCGGGTTTCTTACACCCTGAATCAGGAGGGGGTTATGCAAGACGACGAATTGCACAAAGCGTTTATGAATGCCCGCCGCTCTGAGCGGCTACAACTGCTTGAGTTGTTGGAAAGCAAACTTGACCGACTGGCTGCGGATAACTTCACCCGCGACCAGGTATTAAGCACGTTGAAGGACTGGATAAACATCCGCCGGTCTACCGACGCACCAAAAGTGGAGAAACCTCAATGATGGCTTTCTTCTTCACTCTCGCCGCCGTTTGGGCGGTTGTCGCGTTTGGGTTGGTTGGCTGGGTTGCCTACCGTTATTGCAAATTCTACCGCGCCTTCAATCGGCAGTGTTTGCAACCTGAACAACATAATTACGATTAATCACGTAAAGGTGAAAATGATGACTAACAAACAAGACGCAATAAACGCTGTAAATCGTGCAATCGGTTTTGTTCGTGCTATTGAGCCATGCAATGATTCAATACATGAATTAACCACAGCGGCGAATTTTATTAATGAGACTGCACAGCATGAAGAATATAAAGCTGCTTGGTTGAGCCTTACCAACACCATCAATTCAATTGATCCGCTATGGTTGGAGAAATATCACGGTGAGAGCGAATGGCAAAAAGCATGCGCTTTTATTGCTGAACAGAATCAGGCATTAAAAAAGTCAGCTGCCGAACAAGACGACTTAACCACCTATATCGGTATCGACTTTGCTGCAACCGTTAGTGAAAACGTCAGTCAGCAGGTCAAGGAAGATCTTCTATTTAACGTAAGTCATACCTTTCCGAAATTCTCCCGTTATGAAGGGGGCATGTATTTCCGCGATGTGCTGAGAAGCGTTGCTATTACTCAGATCCGAGAAGAATTGAGCGCAGCCGAGAACAAGCACCCCACCTGGCCGACGGATACCGTTCACGCAACCGCCATTCTCAACGAAGAAGCCGGCGAACTGACCCAGGCGGCGATCGATTACCACTATCACAACGGCTCACTGGAAAAGGTGCGCCGCGAGGCCGCCCAGGTCGGCGCCATGGCAATCCGTGTGTTGATCAACCTGCCCTACGCAAAGCGCCCAGGAGAGCCAGCAACGAAAGCTAACGGGGTTGCAAGGTAATGGCTGATCAGATCGATATGGCGCAGGAACAGGTTGAACTGACCCTCGCTGCCCAAATCGCCAACGCCCGCCCGCAGCAATGCGGGCCATCTGCTTTCACCTGTGAAACCTGTGACGCGCCGATACCTGAAGCGCGCCGCGCCCTCGTCCATGGCGTAACGCGCTGCGTTACCTGCCAGGAAATCCACGAAGCCAAAGCACGGCATATCAAGGGGTAAGACATGACACCACAACAGCAAGCGCAGCAATGTTTGTATAGAAATTGTCTGGTTTTGGATACGGAAACCACGGGCCTTAGCGGTTTAGCCGAGATCATCGAGATAGCCGTCATTGACGCCGGTGGAAAGGTACTGCTGAACACGCTGGTTAGACCATCAAAACCCATCCCCGCCGACGCCACCGCAATCCATGGTATTACGAATGAAATGGTTAGTGATGCGCCTACCTGGCCGGAGATCAGCGCCCAGGTGCATGCCCTGATTGCTGGCAAACTCACCGTTACCTACAACGCCGAATACGATTTGCGTTTGCTTATGCAGACGGATGCGATTTGGGATGTTCAGCCCGAGTTCAGCACTGATACCGATACCATGCCGCAAATGGTGTGCGCCATGGAAGAGTACGCCGAGTTTTACGGGCAGCGTAATGAGCGCGGCGGGTACAAGTGGCAAAAGCTGACCGCCGCCGCAGAGCAGCAAGGCGTCATTATCGAAGGAACGCCGCATCGCGCCCTTTCTGACTGTCTGACCACTCTCGGATTAATCAAGGCCATGGCCGCCGGTGGCTCTCGTTACGCACCGCAGGGGCTGAGCGCACAAGCGGCCGCCGACACCCTTCAGCAGCTGTTTGTTGCTGATCCTGATGCGATCACTGCATTGGTGGATCATCGCGTTGAATGTTCGGAAAAATTCGCCCATGAAACAGCTGCAACAGTTGGTGTTAACGACAGCGCCTACATCATCGGCATGATAGGCATCATCAATGCTCTGATCGCTCCCGAAGTGATAGCAGCAATTTATGATGGGAATGAGCTGAAGGGGTTCGCTGTAGCTGATGTCGCTGTTACAGGCGGTGACGCATGAACCGTACGGCGCTGAAGTGGCTCGGCAGCAAAGCCCGCATCATCGACACACTGCGCCAGCACCTGCCGGAAGGTAAGCGCCTGGTTGAGCCGTTCGTCGGCTCTGGCGCGGTTTTCCTCAATACCGACTATGACAGTTATCTGCTGTGCGATATCAACAGCGATCTGATCAACTTCCACAACGTCGCAAAAAACCAGCCAGAAGTGCTAATCCGCGAAACCCGTAATCTGTTCAAAGAACACGCCAGCGAGGTCGGATATTACGCCGTGCGGGCCGATTTCAATCTGCGCTGTGACAGCAATTTTATCTATCGTGCCGCGCAGTTCCTTTACCTGAACCGTCACACCTATAACGGCGTTTGCCGCTACAACCTGAGCGGCGAGTTTAATTCGCCGTTCGGTCATCGAAAGGCGCCCTACTTCCCAGAAGACGAGATCAGAGCCTTCGCAGAAAAGGCGCAGGCCAAGAAAGCGATTTTCCTGTGCTGCTCATTCCCGGAGGCCATCAGGATGGCCCAGGCCGGCGATGTGATTTATTGCGATCCGCCGTACATCCCGGCCAGCGCCACCGCCAGCTTTACCAGCTACCACACCGACGGCTTTACCAGCGAACAGCAGAGAAAGCTGGCGCGCATGCTGCGCATAGCGGCAAAACGCGGTCGCCACGTCGTAGCCTCGAACAGCGAGACGGACGCAGCCAAAGCGCTGTACGCCGATTTCGCTATCACCTCGATCACCGCCCGCCGCTCTGTCAGCGCCAAAGCTGCCAGCCGCGCAGCAGCAGGCGAGATCATCGCAACCTTGAGGGCATCAGCATGAACACCGAAGAACTGAAGCGGCATATCGATGAAAGCGGTGAAAGCGCATTTGAAGTTCTGAACGAAAAACTTCCTCAGGCCAACCGTAGATTTAATCGGCTTGCTCAGGGGTTAAATGCGCTCCTTGAGGATGTCAGGAAGGAATTTCCTGACGCCAACTATTACAGCGCAAACGGCACGCTAAATCTGATGCTAACTGAAACCCATGACAGAAATGGAAGAGCCCAAAACTTCGGTAGCGCGATTGCAGCAGCACGCCCAGAGATCGGTGGAGGTGACTGGTGATGCCTTCGAACGCTATCTCATATCCCGCCGGAACGGCGCTGATCGACGATCGCGTATTTACTAGCGATGCCATCAACGTGATCAGCATTTCCGGCGGAAAAGACAGCCTGGCGCAGTGGCTGCTTGCGCTTGCTGCTGGCGTCAAGATTATTCCCGCATTTGCTGACACCGGCCATGAACACCCGTTAACAATGGAATACCTGGATTATCTGGAATCCAAGTTAGGGCCGATTCGCCGCGTTAAAGCCGACTTTACCGCGCGCATTGAAGGTAAGCGCCGATTTATTGCCGAGAACTGGCCTGTGTCGCTGGTAAAGGAATGCGGATTAACCGAGCAGCAGGCGGTAGAAACCGTCGCCTTAGCGCTCGAAACCCTTCACCCAACCGGCGTGCCATTCCTTGACCTCTGTATGTGGAAGGGCCGTTTTCCGTCAACAATGGCCCGCTTCTGTACATTCGAGTTAAAGCACATTCCGATCCGTGATCAACTGGTTGTGCCTTTGCTGGACGAGCACGACGAGGTGATCAGTTGGCAAGGGGTACGGGCGGAGGAATCACCGCAACGCGCGGGGCTGCCCGCGTGGGAAGCTGATGCCGATAAAACACTGGGCCTAAATATTTATCGGCCAATTCTCGATTGGAAACATGCCGACGTCTTCGCGATTGCCAAACATCACGGCATCAAGCCGAATCCGTTGTACACACAAGGATGTAGCCGCGTCGGCTGCATGCCATGTATTCACGCACGCAAATCCGAACTGGCCGAGATCTTTACCCGCTGGCCGGAGGAGATAGCCCGCGTTGCTCGATGGGAAAAGCTGGTCGCCGCGTGCTCTCGCCGCCAGAACAGCACCTTTTTTCCCGCTACTCAAGATCCGAAAAAGGCGGAAAGCCGTATTGAATGCATCACGGTTGAATCACATGGCATTGAAACCTATCGCGATTGGGCCCTAACCACCAGGGGTGGGCAGCAGTTCGATTTGATTGCCGCCATGAACGATCACACCGCTTGCAGTAGCGTTTATGCGGGGGTATGTGAATGATGCGCAAAACTAATGCCGCTCTTGTTATTGCTGCTATTTTGGGCCGCCACAATCACATCCAAAATTATCATGTGCAGCCTGTTTTCACCTGCGGAGGTCGCCGCTATGGGAAAACCTATGCTGCACGGCAACAAGGACTAATTACCGACGCGATCCAACTTTCCGCAGGCGCGACACTGCGACTTCTTCACGTCAGAAGAAAGCAGCCTCTTACGGAATTGATGGTCAGTTATGACCCTGCCAGCGGCGCAGACCAGTCAGTTGAGTGCGTATTTTGGCGCGATCCAGATACTGGCGCTTTAACGCTGCTGTCGGCCGAAAACGGCCCGCGTAAGTGGCGTAACTCGCCGTGGTTTTACTTTGACGAGTGGCCGTGGGCGTGAGTAAACCAGCCCGTGGAAGATACCAGCCATCACCGCCGCGCCCCTATCCGGGACGCGGCGCAGTTGCTTTTGACTGGCCCTATCCCTGGAACGCACCGAAGCAGGGGATCAACCCGTACACCGAAGACGCTGAAAAAGAGCTGAAACTCACTGACGCACAACGGCGCCGGCAGCGTTGGCTTGAGGTCACCGCGGATCAGGAACGTGATCGCGATTCGCAGCTTTCCATTCTGGCGGAACAGCGCCGCGGTGAAGGCAAGGTTCAGTTGGTACTTGGCGCCCTTATGGCGCAACCTGATTTTATTCGTTCTCCGCTGCTGGCGCGTATCAGTGCCATTCGTAAGAGCAAGAAAGGCAACGGTGAGAAACTCTCCCGCAATTACATATTGCGGACGGTCAAGACAATACTGGCTCGCGTCGAAAAAATGCAGGACAAACAGCTTACCTTTGGCCTGCAGCTGGTTGCCCGTCGTGAACGACTCGACGATCTGTTGCGTCTGCCTGAGCTGGACAAGCGCGCGGTAAAATTGCTGGCAACCTTCACGGCCGCCCACTTTGAAACCCTGATCGAGCAGCAGAGCACGCGCCATCTTTCCGGCGATACTACGCTTGACCAAATCCTGCGCGTTTACGTGTCTTTGGGTACTGAGGCCGAACGCTTCAACGTGACGCCGCCATGCTGGCATGCGCTAAACCCTTATCTGCGCCGCCGCGGCGAACCGCCTTACGACAAAATACCAGGCGCCATAGCCAGAATGTGCTGCGCGAACTGGTGGTTTACCAATTTGTGGGCGCTACGTTCCCGCTGGCGCGAAGAGCTGTTACGCGCCGCCGGCCTGGTACGTAAGCAGGATTCCGCCTACATCAGCGCCGACGCGCTGACACACTTCCGCGAGCAACGCCGGCGCACCCGTGAATTTCTGAAAGCCTTCGAGCTGACCAACGAAGACGGCTTTTCCATCGATCTTGAAGATGCCTATTACGCTGGCCCCAGCAACCCACGCCACCGCCGCATAGAGATGATGACCACAGTCAAAGGCATGCAGGACATTGCCGAGATGCGCGGCGATTGCGCGGTCTGGTGCACGATTACCACACCGTCACGTTTTCACGCCACCATGATTGACGGACGGTTAAACCCCAAATGGGCAACGAAAACCGTTCGCGACAGTAACGACTATTTGGTTAACCGATTCTTTGCCAGCGTGCGCAAAAAGCTGAACCGTCAGGGGCTGCGCTGGTACGGTATTCGCGTCGCCGAGCCGCATCACGACGGCACCGTCCACTGGCACATGATGGTTTTTTGCCGTCCAGATGACCGCGACGGCATTGTCAGCATCCTGCAGGAGTTCGCCATTCGCGACGATCGCGCCGAGCTGGGCGACGACATAACACCGCGCTTCAAGACCGAACTGATCACTGCAGAAAAGGGATCGCCAATCAGCTACATCGCGACCTATATCGGTAAGAATCTGGACGCCGAGCCATTGCGCAAGGCGAACAAAGATACCGGTGAGCCGCCAGTCGACCACGAAAGCGGCAAAAGCATGGCCGACACGGTCGAGCATGCGCTCGGCTGGGCCAGCCTGCACCGCGTGCACCAATTCCAGTTTTTCGGCATCCCATCGCGCCAGGTTTACCGCGAGTTACGCCGGCTGGCGACCCAGTTTGATCGGCAGGGTATCGACGCCAAGAAAACCCAGCGGCTGAGCGATAAAGCCATGGATGACGTGATGAATGCCGCCGATGCCGGTTGCATCGCAACGTATATCTTGAAACAAGGCGGCGTCTTGACGCCGCGTAACGTTCACATCGTCCACACCGCCTACCTTCAGGCAGAAAAACCCAACGACTACGGCGAACTCGGCATTCAGATCTTCGGCGTCTGGTCACCAATGCTCGGTGAAGCGTCGCGTATTTGCACCCACCCCGACACCTGGACACTGAAGCGCAAACGTAAACCGGCGAGTGGCGAAGCCGCGCGCCAGGGGGTTGACGTTGAGGGTGGCGGCGCAGCCGCCGCCCCTTGGACTCGTGGCAATAACTGTCCGCCTGAGCAAGAACCGAGCAGAAACGGCGGTAGTTTATCCACGAGTGAAATGCATCGAGTACAGCCAACGCCGGCTGTGCCAGCTGACGCACCAATAAATTTTGAAAGCCTCGACCGCAAAGAACGGCGGGCACTGCTGCGGCGACTGAAAAACGATGCGGACGGTGCCCCACCGCCGGAGAAAGCGCCGTTATCAGTTGAAGAACAGCGCGCAGCGGATGATTTACACCGCCAAAAAGAGCAGCGGCAGAAGCGGCGAGAGCAGCTGGCACCACGCGCGGCACTGATAGCCGAATCCGCATCCAGTATTGGCATCGAGTTAACCACGCGCGAGGCGATAAGCCTGGCTGAAGGCGCCACGTTAAACGTGGCCGGACAGCGTTATCACGCAAATCACGACGGCAGTTTGTCGGCCGTCCAGCCGGATCATCTTCACAAATCGTTGGAATTGCTGGCGCGCGTCGAGCGGCTGCGCCGCATTTCATAGGCATAGCCGGCGATGTTGGCCGGAACGCACAGACGAATTTGTCTGTTCTGGCCATAACGCGGCATAAACAAAAACAGCTGCGCTGCAGCACCGTCATTAACAACTATGAGGTACCGACAAATGGGATATTTGGGGAGCAAGGCGGCAAGCGGCGCTTATCAAGCGATCATTAGCCAGATGCCGCCACACGAAACCTACATCGAAACGCACCTCGGCGGCGGCGCAGTTATGCTGCGTAAACCGCCGGCGGCCCGCACGATCGGGTGGGATATCGATCCGGAAACCGTTGAAGCATTTTGCCAGGGAAACCCGAACTATCTGGATGAACAGGCCGATCGCCTTATGATTGAGATCGGCGACGCGGTTAAGCTGCTGCGCGCCGTTCCTTTTGAAAAATACGGCCGCACGCTGATATACGTCGACCCGCCCTATCTTCAAGAAACCCGCACCAGCCGCGCGCGGTATCGTCACGAGTATACCGTCGACGATCACCGCAGCCTGATCGACGTACTGCGCACCGTGCCCGCCAACGTCATGATCTCCGGTTATCCGTCCGCGCTCTATGACGAGTTGATCGGCGACTGGCGCAGCATCCAGTTTCAGGTAATGACTCGCGGCGGCCCGCGCACCGAGCAGCTATGGATGAACTTTGCCGAAGGGAACGCCTACAGCCACGCCTTTGCCGGCGCGAACTACATCGATCGCCAACGAATCAAGCGTAAGGCGGAACGCTGGGCCAGAAACTACAGCGCCATGCCTGCTGCCGAGCGCGCAGCGATCATGGCCGCATTATTAGAAACGCATCAAGAACCGTAATAAGGGGGATTTATGCCACATGAAATACATCGTCACCACATTCCAGAACCAGATCATCACAGCGACCACGCCAAAAAGATGGCCGGTATCACCAGCCGCCTACAAAACGTCATGCTGACCGCGAACATCACCGCAGATGAATTAGTTGGGTGTGCCCGCATCGTGAGGAAAAATCACGAACTATTTGAAGGAATGGGAGAAAAAGAGCAACGCCAATCCCCCGCACCATCAGAAACCGGTGAAATCAAAGAGTACTTTTGCAGCTTTTGTGGGAAGAGCCACCGTAAAGTAAAAAAAATGGTAGCTGGCCCGCAGGTATGGATCTGCTGCGAATGTATCGATCTTTGCGAAGATATCATGAGCGGCATCAGCACAGGATAGTAAAATGACTTCACAACTTGACTTCATATTATCAAACCATCAAAATGACTTCATAAAGTGACTTCACGGACTGCGACATGAAAGAACAAGTTTCAGCGTTAAGGAAGCGGCAAAAAAACACGTTAGAACAGATATTTAAAACACCTGTTCTCTCCGGGATCAAATGGTCAGATGTGGAATCACTGATAAAGGCGCTGGGTGGCGAAGTCAAAGAGGGCCGCGGTTCACGTTGCAAGTTCCTGCTTAATGGCAGCATCGCCAACTTTCACCGCCCCCACCCATCGCCGGACACGGACAAAGGCGCGGTGGTCAACCTCCGCGAATGGCTGGAAAGCATAGGAGTTAAGCCATGACGAAGACAGCAGCAGCAACACCAAACACCATGGAGATCGCCGGGCAACCGGCGGTAATCAGCTTTGTTCCTGAGCTGGGCGCATTTCGCGGTAAATTTCTCGGCCTGTCCGGTTACTGTGATTTCGTTTCCGACAGCATCCAGGGGCTGAAAAAAGAGGGCGAGATCTCTTTGCGCGAATATCTGGACGATTGCAGCGCCGCCGGCATCGAGCCATACGCACGCCAGGAGAAAATCAAGACGTTCACCCTGCGCTACCCGGAATCGTTCGGCGAACGGCTGAACCAGGCAGCGGCAGAACATGAGGTTTCGGTCAATGCTTTCATCGTTGAAACCCTCAACGAGCGCATGAAACACGCCTGATTTTTCATCTGACGCGAGGCTCAACCGTTGAGCCTCAAAAGTGCGTCATCTGCAATGCAAAAACGCGCACAATTTTGCACAATAATTCGATCTCCCCCATTGCGAACCTGCGCCAGTGCTGGCGCGGGTTCGATCTACTTTGGATCTTGCACAAAAAAGAGGGTGTGAGGCGCGCAGGCGAGGCGGGGGAGTAAGCGCGCGCTTCGGGGCATGGGAAGGGGGTCATATGCTGCCTGAACGGGCCGCTATGAGGTTCTCGCCGTCGTGGTGCTATTGAGATGATGAACAGGTGTTAACGCGCCAGCGGCCCGCATAGCGCGGCTGGCGGTGGGGAACAGTTCGAAGTGATGGGTGTGGTGCGTGTGAGGCTACTGGTCGGGGGATGGCCGCCATAGACAGCGGCGGCCGTGCTGCAGCGCCGGGGTTAGTCTACGTCCAGCAATGCATACGGGTTGAAGCGGATCACCTCCTCCCCCATCCAGTCGTTGACGTGCTTCATGGCTTCCATGATGGGCGTCAGCTCGTTGATAGCGAACACCCTCGCCGCCTTCTCCACGTCGCCGAAGGTGCCGTTACCTTCCGGCATGGCGCCCATCAGCTGCGGCGGCACGCGGTGCGCAGCGAGAATATCGTCACGCGTGGCGGACTTGACGCCCAGGAATTCATCCTTGGCTGAGATCTGGCTAAACGGCAGGATCTGCACCGAGTCCTTGCCGCCGTTCGGTGCGTGCAGCAGGATGTTTTTGAATGCCCCGCCGCGGCGCGTATCGGTCAGCGTCTTCTTAAGCTTGTCGAGGCTTTCCTGATCGGCAATGGCGCTGTTGACGTAGACGATGCAGCCGGCATGGCTGCCGTTGTCGTAGTACAGCTTGCGGAACGTGTCGGCCGAGTGGGACAGGTTCGCGGACAGCAGGCCGGCGACATATTCCGGCATACCGTAGATCTCCTGGTGAATGTCCGGGTTGATCACATGACAGACGGCGCCAGTTGGAAACTGATAATCATCAAGCCCCGCCTGGATAAACCAGTAGGTGTCCAGGTCAGAACCGCGGCGCGTGTACTTCGCCAGCGTGTGATGCAGTGCCAGCGGCCCACCAAGCACATTACGGCGCAGCTCAAGATAGGCATTGCCGAACACCACCCAATCCATGGCGAAGGCCGAGAACGCCTGGCGCGACAGCAGTTTGTGTGGAATGAAACAGCCGGCCAACACGTTACGCTTGAATATCAGCGCCGACTGGTGCCAGCTGGCGTGGCCGAACTGGCGCGCCAGACCGTACCAGCTGATCGGCGTGTCGTAGTAGCGGCCGTTGTCGGCGCAGTACATCGAGTCGAGCAGATCGTAGGACGAGCTGACCGGCCAGGGGCCGTCGAATGAGAAGGTGGTCAGGCCAGGGAGTTTTTGCAGCTCGGTCGCCAGATCAAGCTGCGTGTCTGCGGCGGGCTGCTGGCGCGGCCGCGGTGATTTTCGTTTGCTCACGTTAATACTCCATAACCGTCATTGTGCTGCCGCCATCTTGTCCCAGCGGCTCGTTGATAATGGCCAGCATCGTCGCCCAGGCAAGGTCGCCATGGCTGACGCCGCGGCTGCGATCGGTGTCATACGTGATAACCCCGCCAGGCGTCACCACTTTGCGCACCGCGCTGAATGCTGTGATCAGGTCGCGCTCCCCCCTGTCGAACTCCCAACGGCCACCGCGAACGATCTGCTGCATCTTCAATACCAGCATGCGCTTGCTGGCCGGGTTGAACTGGTAGCAGACCGCCGCCGGGAACTTCTTTTTCACCAACTGCCAGACCGCCTCACCAATCCCCTGCCCGTCAATGCCGATATGCTGCACGTTATAGCGATCCAGCATGCCAATGATCAGATTGGCCTGCGCCTCGAACTCCATGCCGCGAATGCGCTGCGTCTCGATGGTGCGGAACTTGCCACCGGCGACCAGCGGCACGGCGTTAACGGAGATGCCCCCGCTGTCACCCTTTCCGCTGGCGCCATTGGGATCGTAGCCAATCCAGACCGGACGATCGGCCAGCGGCCGCATGGCGTAAGGTTTCCAGTCGAGCCAGTCGTCATAACCATCAGCGCCGCAGGTCAGCAGCATGTTGTAGTCAAAGGCCGACTCACCGTTGCGTATAAACTGGCAGCCGTAGAGGTTGTCGTATTCCTCCGGGCTGTTCTCGTCACGGATTTCATCGATATCGGTCAAATCCCAGCCGTGATCGATGGCGTCCTGCAAGGTGACGATCTGGCGCCAGATCTTGTCCGGGCACATCAGCCCGCTGTTCAGCGTCTTCCAGGACGTGTCGAACTCCACGCGACTACTGCTGGCGCGTCCCTTGTTGAACGCCTCCCCTGTCCAAAACGGGTAGGCTTCATGGCTTTCCGCCGAAGGCGTGGAGAAGTAGGTACGCGTCAGACCTTTCAGCGTCGCCATGGCGCCGGCGACTTTTTTCAGGTTGGCGAACTGGCCCACCCAGAAAAACTCGTCAAAGAACAGGTTGCCGGTGTAGGACTGCGCCGTCGCTGCCGACGTGCCGAGAAAATGCAGCTCGGCGCCGTTGAACAGCTGGATCATGTCGCCGCCTTTCAGCTCGACGTCAACCTCAGCCGCGGCGGAACGAATGAAGCTGCGGAACTGGTACGCCTGCCGGCGGCTGGCCGACAGAAAGATCTGGTTGAGCTGGTGCTTGTACTTCACATCATCAGATAACGCGCGGATCAGCGCCTCGCGCGCAAAATACCAGGTCGCCCCCACCTGGCGACTCTTCAGGATCATTCGGTTGCGGTGGTGGTGATTGTCATACCAACCTTGCTGGTGCCAGTGCAGCGATCCAAGGATGTTCTGCCGCAGCTGCGCGATCTGCGATTCAGAGAAGAAGTTTTGCTTCTTGCGCACCTTCTTTTTGGGCTGGGTGGCCGGCGTGCCGTTGTCCAGCTTCTTCAGCTGGCGCGTCAGCAGGTCGATTTCCTTGAAGTCGCCGCCGCTCTTCTTGTCCTTGCCGGTCAGCTGCACCAGACGCGCATCGATCGAGGTGGTGACGCGCTGAATCGGTGGCGTTTCGTCCCATTCGTCGCGCTTCTTCCAGGCGTAAACCGTGTTCTGGTTGATACCCATCAGGCGCGCGATTTCCGCCGGCGGGTAGCCCTGCCAGTAAAGCTGTCGTGCGCGGTGCCTAGTGAATGTTTCCTGAACCGTCATTGTCTCCCCCATGTCCTGCCGGGGAGGTTAACCCGCGCGCGCGCGGGCTTTCTTGCGGTGCCGGCTGTCGCCGTTCTCCGACAACAACAACGCGTTGAGAGGGGGCCGGACGCCCTGCCATCATCACCGGGAACTCAACAGAATCGTGAGCAAGCAGACATGGCAAGCACAACGAGCACCCGTAAGAAATTCCGCGTTATGACCTCCGGCGTCACTATCGACGGCCGCCAAGTCACCCGCGATCAGATCCATGCGATGGCGGCGTCGTATAACCCGGCGGTGTATGGCGCCCGCGTCAATATCGAGCATTACCTTTCCCCGTTCCCGGACAGTACCTTCTGCGCCATGGGCGACGTGATGGCCCTGTCCGCCGAGGACATTTCTGACGGCCCGCTGACAGGCGAAGCGGCGTTGTACGCAGAGATCGAGCCCACGGCACGCATGAAGACCATGACCGACGACGGGAAGAAGATTTATTCCAGCGTCGAGATCCATCCAAAGTTTTCATTGACCAACGGCCCGTACCTGGTCGGCCTGGCGATGACCGACACCCCGGCCAGCCTGGGCACTGACAAGCTGAAATTCGCCGCCGAGAAGCGTGGGGAAGTCATGCGCTTCAGCTCCGCAGATGCCGAACCGACGATGTTCACCACCGCTTTCGAAGCTGAGTTGATGCAGGCAGACCAGTCGCGCTCAACCACCGGCAACGAATGGTTCTCCCGCGTTATGGGCATCCTCGGCAAGGGCAAGAAAACCGACGATGAACGTTTCAACCAGGTGCATCAGGCGGTAGAGGCCGTGGCGACGGCGCAGGCCGATTTGACCGACCAGTTCAGCGCCACCGCGCAGGAAAGCGCAAGCAACAAGCAGGCCATCGCGAAGTTGACCGCTGACCTGGCTGCGATGCAGCAGAAGGTTGAAACCACGGACGGTAACTTCAGTCGTCGCCCGCCGGCCGGCGGCGGCAACGTGCAGCAGGCTGACTACTAAGCCCGCGACCGATATTGACTACGAGAGAAAAAGAGCATGGATAACAATACCCGCAAACTGTTTGATCAGTACGTTGCACGCCAAGCCGAAATGAGTGGCGTGTCACCAGCAGCGGTCGCGGCAAAATTCGCTGTCGAACCGTCGCGGCAGCAGAAGATGGAGGTTGAAGCGCAACAAAGTGACTCCTTCCTGAGCAAAATTAACGTCTTCGGCGTGAACCAACAGATCGGCCAGAAAGTGCTGATTGGCAGCAAAGGCCCGCTGGCCGGCGTGAACAACAGCACCACCACGCGACGCAACCCGGCCGATAACAGCAAAATGGAGCCGTTCAACTACACCTGTCGCAAAGTCAACTACGACTACGGCCTGGGTTACGAGCAGTTGGACACCTGGGCGCATATGCCAGAGTTCCAGCAGCTGATCAGCAAAGCAATGGCGCGCCAGATGTCGCTTGACCGCATCATGATCGGCTTCAACGGCACAAACTATGCCGATCCATCCAACCGCGCCGCTAACCCGCTGTTGCAGGACTGCGGCATCGGCTGGCTGGAAAAAATCCGCACAGAAGCCCCACACCGCATGATTTCCGGTGTGACCGTGACGGCCCGTGATGACGACAACAAGATCATCGCCAAAGGCACCTACGGCAACCTGACGTCAGCAGTTTATGACGCCAAAAACAGCCTGATGGACGAGTGGCACAAGCGTAACCCGGATAACGTGGTGATCCTGGCCGGTGACCTGCTGACCAGTAGCAATTTCCCGGCGATCAACGCAATGAGCCAGACCAACCCGAACACCGAAATGTTGGCCGGTCAGCTCATTGTTGCGCAGGAACGCGTCGGGAACATGCCGACCTTCATCGCGCCGTACTTCCCGGTGAACGGCATCCTGATCACGCCGTTTAAAAACCTGTCGGTGTACTACCAGCGCGGAAGCCTGCGCCGCAGCATCAAGGAAGAGCCGGAGTACAACCGCGTCGCGACCTACCAGTCGTCGAACGATGACTTCGTGATCGAGGACTACGGCAACGTCGCCTTTATCGACGGCATCACCTTCGCGCAGCCTGAGAACGGCGGTTAATCACCCGGGCGGGCGCCTGCCCGCCCCCTTTCGGGGACAGGATAATGCTGACACCGGCACAACGACATTTTCAGCGCGTGATGGCGGAACGCCACGGTAAGACCGAGGAGTTCACAGAAGCCGCCCGCACCGCGCATGAACAAATCCTTCACCGCTTGCGCATGGATCAGAGTGCACTCCGACGCGTGCAGTCCGACCAGGTGAAAGCGGAGATGAAAAAGCAGCTGTTGCCGCAGTACGACGGCTGGATCGACGGCACGCTCGACGGCAACAGCGGCCGGCAGGACGAGGTCATCGTCACCCTGATGATCTGGGCGATTGACGCCGGCGATTACCCGCTGGCGGTGCGTATCGGCCGCTATGTCATCGAGCACAACCTCACGATGCCTGACCAGTTCCGCCGCACGGCGGCGACGGCCCTCGTGGAAGAGCTTTGCGATCCCATTCTTGTGCAGGTCAAGGCCGACGAGAGCACCGATTTGACCACACACCTGCAGGTGCTGGACGAGCTCGCGCAAATCGTCGATGGCAAAGATATGCCTGACGTCGTGCTCGCCAAGCTGTTCAAGGCGCGCGGCTTTGCATTACGCGGTGGCGATGATGCCGCCCAGGCGAAGGCGCTGGAGCTGCTGCGCCAGGCGCTGAAACTGGACGCCAACGCCGGCGTGAAGAAAGCGATCGAGAGCCTGGCACGCCAGGTCAAGAAAGCCGGCCAGACTACCGGCGGCACAGGTGATAACGATGCCGACACCGCCGGCGCCGCCACAACCGACGCTGCAGCAGCATCAAAAACGACTGTACCGGCCACCCAGCGCCGGCAGCGCAGCAGCACCGCGCGTAAGCCATCAGCCGCTAAAAAAACTGCCGGCAAAGCCGCCGGTAAGAAAACCAGGCAGGACGCCACCGAATAAAACGACTTGCGCCCCGTGCGCTGGCGGCGCGGGCGGAGATCTGCAGCGCTTCGCGTGTGCTTTTCCCCGTCCGCTCACCGCCACCTTTTGAGGAGATTGGGCCATGAGCCTTGTTGCCGGGCGTACTGTCACCCCCGCCGCTGACGATGTGCCAGATACCGACGATGGCGGCGAGACCATCACCGCCGGTCCCTTCTGGCCCGCGATTGCGCTCAAAGACGTGCGCCTTGAGATGCGCATCACCGGTGCGGTGACCACCACCCGCTTAAAGCAGGCCGCGATTGAAGCGACAGGCCATGTGATCGACCAGTTGACGGGATGGCAAGAAAAACAGCTGAAAGCCGGCTTCGCGTCGCTGGAGACCGTGCCAGCCCGTCAAATCAATGACGTGAGCATGAAGATCCACCGCTACCGCCGCGCGGTATTCAGCATCACCCGCGCGCTGCTGATCGAAAACTATCGCGACGTCGACACCACCGGCGACGCCGGCGAGAAACGCGCCGCCGGGTTGACGCTGCAGGCGGCAGATCTGTGGCGGGATGCCCGCTGGGCTATCGCCGATATTCGCGACGAAGTGCGCAATTTTGCGGAGGCATTTTAGTGAAGGTGCAAGCAATGCAGGGCGACACGCTGGATCTGCTGTGCCAGCGACACTACGGCACCACGCAAGGTGTGACCGAAATCGTGTTGGCCGCCAATCCGGGGATCGCCGAACAGATATTTTTGACCGCCGGCCAGGTGGTCGAGCTGCCGGAGATCGAACGTTCAACCCAACAGGAGACGGTGCAGCTATGGACGTAATCGACCGCCTCTGGAGCTGGGTGATCTACTCCTACTCCACCGTGCTGATGGGCATCGGCATGATGACGCAGCGCGAATGGCTGGCGACCGGCGGGCTGGTGATCGGTCTTATCGCCGCGGCGCTGGGTGAAATCCACCGCCGCCGGGTTGCACGCAGCCAGGCAACCACCAATGCCCTGCTGGCGCAGTTGGTTGACGCGGTGCGCAGCGATGCCGAGAACCGGCAGGATGTGAAAGCGCTTATCAGCGAGCTGAAAGGAGGCCACCGGTGAGAAGAAAAAGCGTTATCGCCTGCAGCGTGGCCGCCATTGTGGCGTTGGCCGGTGCCCTGTGGCCCGAGAAGGTGCGCACCAGCCAGGCGGCACAGTTAAAAATGGCGAAGTACGAAGACTGCCGCAAGACGCCGTATTACTGCCCCGCCGGGGTGCTGACCATCGGCATGGGCTCAACGACACACGTCGAAAATCGCGAGTACCAGGAAACAGAGATCGCCGAACGCTGGGTAAACGACCTGGTACGCGCGGAAAAGTGCATTAACAGCAACTTTAACGGCGCTGCCGCCCCGCAATTCGTGTTTGAAGCGCTGACCGACGTCAGTTTCAACGTGGGGTGCGCCGGGATCAGTTGGTTCACCGATCGCCAGGGCAAAAAACAGCGCACCACGCTGTGGAAATACGCGCAGACGGGCAACTGGCCCGGCGTGTGCCAGCGCCTGACCGACTTTGTGAACTCCGGCGGCAAGCGCCTGCAAGGGCTGGTTAACCGTCGGGAAGAGTTCAAAGCCTGGTGTCTGTCTGACCCGGCACTGACGGCCGCCAAATGAAAGCGGCCGCGGTATTGATCCTGCTGTTTCTGGCGGCGCTGGCCGGGATGGGATGGCAGAAGCATCAGCGGGAACTGGCCGAACAACGCCGCGATATTGCCGAGCACGCCGTCGAGCAAACCGGGGATGTACTGGCCGAAGTGCGCGCCCTGCGCGCCGACGTCGGCGAGATTGAAGCCGAGATGAAGAAGCTGAGCGAGAAGCGCGGCACCAATGGAGAGCAACGACGTGAAACCATCAAGACTGCGCTGGCCAGCGAAACGTGCGCCGTTACTCCTGTGCCTGCTGCTGTCGCTGACAGCCTGCAAAAACGCGCCGCGGAAGTCCGCGCCGCAGATTATTCAGGAGCCTTTGCCAGCCAGCCTGACGGCAAACACTGATGCACCTGCAGCACCGTCACCGATGACTTACGGCAGCCTGGCACCCTGGGCGGATCGGTTGCTGGATGCGCTGGACACCTGCAACGCCGACAAGGCGGCCATACGAGAACTCGAACTACGGCGTATCGCCAGGGGGATAAAGTGAAAAAAGCCGAACTGCTGCGCGACGCGCTGATCGCGGCCAACACCTGGTGCAAGGCCAATCCTGAGCTGTTCACCGTTTTTGTTGAAAAGGGGCATATCGAAATCCAGGCGACCGGCGAGCCTTCGTTTATGTACGTTTATCCGCTCCAGGTATTCGTGATGAACTATCCAGGTGATCTAGATGACCTGATGCTGCCACTGTTGGGATGGATATGGGAATACCAGCCAGACCTGCTATTGAACCCGGATAAAAACAAAAGCATTGAGTTCGAAGCCGATATTGCAAACGACGACACTGCCGATCTGTTGCTGAAGGTGCCAATTTGGGAGCGTGTCATGGTAACACGCCAAAATGGAAAGCTTCTTACACAGCACCTGGCGGAAGACAAGCCCCGCATAAACGGCGGCGACTGGCAAATCGTGTTCGATCCTGAGAATAACGGGGAGCTGGTGCCATGACCGATGCCGCGCTGTTTCATGAACTGGATCAGGTGTTCGCCGATATTATCGGCGGCATGTCACCCGCCGGGCGTATACGCACTGCGCGCGAGGTCGGCCGCATGCTGCGCCAGAGCCAGTCGCGGCGCATTGCACGCCAGGAAAACCCGGACGGCTCAAAATTCGAGAAGCGCCGCCGCAAGGTGCTGCGCTCACAGGCCGGGATTGGTTTTATCTGGAACGGCGAAACCCGCCGCCTGAAAAACTGGCGGGCCACCAAGGGCAGCCGCGGCCGCATGCTGACCGGTTTCGATGAAGGCCGCGGCGCCGTCCGTTCCTTCTATCGCGAGGATATCGAGCGTTACCTCGATATCAACTTCAGCCAGACGCGCAATGACACCACCAAGGCCGATCCGATGTTTCGCCGGTTGCGCACCGCGCGCTTCCTGAAGGCGCGCGCCGATGCCGGCGGCGCCACCGTCGGTTTTACCGGCGTTGCGGGCCGTATTGCGCGCACGCACCAGTACGGCCTGCGCGACAGGGTAAACAAGTCTGGCGCGATGGCGTCCTACCCACGCCGCGAGGTGCTGGGGATCACCAAAGCCGACCGCATGGCGATCGCCCGTTCGGTCATTGACTCGTTGGGGGTGAAATAGTGGACGCGGCCGAACTTATTCGCCTGCTGGAGAACCTGATCCGCGTTGGCGTGGTCACGACGATCGACGAAGACAATAAGCGCGTGCGCGTCGCCACCGGCGGGTTAGATACTACCTGGCTGCGCTGGAATGCGCAGCGCGCCGGCGCATTCAACATCTGGATGCCGCCGTCGCTCGGCGAGCAGGTCTGGCTGCTGTGCATCGGCGGCAATCCGGAGACGGCCATTATTGGCGGCAGCCTGTACAGCAACGATCACCCCGCCCCCGGCGGCTCGCGTAACGAGATGGTGATCACCGCCCCGGACGGCGCCAGATTCCGTTATGACGCCGACGCTGGCGCGCTGGAAGTCAGTGGCACCAAGACCGCCAAATTAACGGCAGAGGTCAAAGTGATCCTGGATTCGCCCGTCGTCGAATGCACCAACCTGCTGAAGACCCGGCAATTCGACGTCAGCGAAGGCGGCGAGATGCACGGTGATTTCAATCACACCGGCGGCGCCTTCGTGTCGAACGGCGTGAAGGTCGACAATCACGGCCACGGCGGCGTGCAGCGCGGTAGCGACTGGACGGAGGGCACCCGATGAGCGAGAAGTACCGCGGCATGAATAACAGCGGCACCGGCACGCTGACCGATGCGGATCACGTCTGGCAGTCAGCCAATGACATCCTGCTGACGCCCATCGGTTCGCGCGTCATGCGTCGTAACTACGGTTCGCTGGTGCCAGATCTGCTCGACAGCCCGCAAAACGACGTCACCCGCCTGCAGCTCATGAGCGCGACCGTGATCGCGCTGGCGGCATGGGAGCCTCGCCTTGCGCTGGACACCATCAACATCAGCTATTCGCCTACCGGCGCCGTCACCGCCGAGATGGCCGGCATGCTGACGGAAAGTATGGAGAAAAGCGCCGGGACGATTGAGTTAAGGAGCCATAACGATGTCAACGATTGACCTGTCGCAACTGCCATCGCCGCAGATCATCGAGCCGCTCGACTTCGAGACGATCCTCGTTGACGTCAAGGCAGTGATGATCGCCGCCTTTCCTGCTGGCCAGCAGACGTCGGTTGCCGCCGCCCTGTCGCTGGAGTCCGAGCCGCTCAACGTGATCGCCCAGGCGATGGCCTACCGCGAATTGCTGTTGCGCCGGCGAATCAACGAGGGGGCCGCCGCCTGCATGCTGAGCCACGCCGAAGGCACCGACCTGGACAACCTGGCCGCTAATCTCGACACCGAGCGTCTGACGATCACCCCGGAAACGGACACGTCAGACGCAGTGATGGAAAGTGACGAAGCCCTGCGCCTGCGCGCGCAATCCGCATTCGAGGGCATGAGCGTGGCCGGCCCGTCGGCGGCGTATGAATATTTTGCCCGCAGCGCCAGCGGCAAGGTCGCCGACGCCAGGGCAACCAGCCCGGCGCCGGCGGAGGTGGTGATCGCCGTTCTGTCGACCGACGGTGACGGCACCGCCTCGCCCGAGCTGCTGGCCGCCGTGACGGCTGCCGTCAACGATGAAGAAGTGCGGCCGCTGGGCGACCGCGTGACAGTTCGCAGCGCGGATATTGTCGACTATTCGATTGATGCAGAGCTGTTCTTGTATCCGGGGCCGGAGTCGGAGCCCATCATCAACGCCGCCATGGCGTCGCTGCGTGGCTTTTTGGCCGATAACGACAAGAAGATCGGGCGTGACGTCGCCAGGTCGGCGATCTCCGCCTCGCTGCATGTGCAGGGGGTACAGCGTGTGGTGCTGCGTTCGCCGTCGGCTGACCTGCAGATCTCCGATACGCAAGCCGCACGCAACGTTGGCTATGCACTAGAGAACGGTGGGACGGATGAATAACACCTTGCTCCCCCCGTCCGCCGGCGCCTGGATGCGCCACACCGAAATGGTCACTGCGCGACTGTCGGCGATCACTGTCGCGCTGCGCACGCTGTGGACGCCGACCGCCTGCCCGGTTGATTTGTTGCCGTATCTCGCCTGGGCGCTGTCGGTCGACCACTGGGACAAGAACTGGCCGGCAGAGAAAAAGATATCGGCGATCCAGCAATCCTACTGGCTTCATCGCCGTAAGGGCACACGCGCCGCAGTGCGTCGCGTCATTGAAGATATGGGGTTTTCGGCATCGTTTACCGAGTGGTTCGACACCGGCGATCTGCCGGGCACCTTCAGGCTTGAAGTTGACGTCAATGACGTGGGGATCACCGTTAAAACGTTGAATGAGCTGGAACGGCTTGTCGGTGATGCCAAACCGGTAAGCCGGCATCTTGCCGGCCTCGCCATTGCAACGCGATCAACAGGCACTATCACCATCGGCGCAGCAGTGACAGATGGCGACATCATCACAATTTATCCGCCTGACGTAGCAATTGACGATGCAATTATTTACGACGGCACTTACGCATTTAAAGGCAACATTTATTATTCTGGGGTGTGAGAATGACAAAAATAAACGAAAATCCCAATTGGGAAGGCGAGATTCATCAGATAGACCGCAAAGAACGCGTTTCGGGTGGTCGTGATGGTGTCGCAAATATTCAAGCCAGGCAACTGGCAAATCGCACATGTTATTTAAAGCAGATGCTGGAAGGGATTGCCAGCGGTGAGCGCCCTTATCAGTCCGCTGGCGAATTTCAGAAAGACATTGACGATAACAAAATTGCGTTAGATGTCCGTGTCAGTGTTCGGGGAGACGCACCAGGAGTATGGCTTGAGGAATATCAAAATAAAAATGGAGTCGCAACACCAACAGGAAACGAATTACCCAATTATGAATCTTGGGAAAAATCCCTGCCAAGCATTGAAACAATAAACAATATGACACCATTATTTAAAACAGAAGCCGGTGAGGCAGTCTATTTTATAAATGCAGATGGTTTATTGGATGGCCCGGGTGCAGCCGATAACATGACGGGGATGAGAAATATTAAAGAAAAAATCCCAGATGTCACCCCGCTATTTGTTAGTGAGATTGATGATTTTCCGGCAGACGTGCCGGTGTGGGATGGCACAGACGGGTTTAATATTAGTCGGGTTGGAAAATCGGTTTCAGAGGGCCTGCGTAGGTTCCAGCTGTCAACTGATGGACGGACGGCATATAAACACAAGGCAAATCGCGCCAAAGCGGTCATGGGAATGGGCGTGACAAGAATCGCGTGTTTCGGTGATTCCTGGTCACATCGCGACGCTATCCCCTTACGGCTGAAAGCGGCTTACTCTGAACTTGGCGAATGCGGAACCGGGTTTATTAGTGCTCCAGTTGCCGAGTGGTACCCGTGGGGTGATGTTGTTATGACGTCATCTGGCTGGACAAAGTGGGATGCATCGGCAGCAACCGCACCGCCCCCTTACAGCTGTGGGCCTGATGGCGCCGCGGCATACACATCACGCAACGATGCTAAAATATCAATAACCAATGTTGTTGGCACAACGTTCTCGGTTTTTTATTATGATTTAAATGGAACATTTAAATATAAAATTGATAACGGCGACTACATCACTGTTGTTGGAACCGGGACGGGGAAAATTCTTGAAAGCAAAGTGTCTGGGCTTTCACGTGAAAAACACCTGATTTCTGTTGATACGACGGGCAATAATGGCGTGATTTGTATAACAATGTTTCACGCAGTTATAGAGGGGGCTAGCGGGCTATTGGTTCACAAATGCGGCAACGGAGGCATGGCTGCATTTCAAACCGTCAATTATATGGATAACATTAAAAATTACTCGGACATACTGGCACTAGATGTGGCAATTGTTTTTCTTGGAACGAATGATGACAGACTCAGTGTTAACATGGCGGAGTTCAAAAACTACTACGCCGCGTATCTGTCAACATTAAAAAATGCATTCCCAAATGTATCTATTATAGCCGTTGCTCCGGCGCAACATGGGTTCTCAGATTTACCAGCCAGAATGTCGGTGGTGCGGGACATCATTAGTGATGTTGCCTGTGAAAATGGATATGAGTTTTATAGTGCGTACGATTACATACCGCCGCACGGAATCAGTAACCCATTAGGCGTGTGGGATGATCAGTTTCATGTCAATATTGTTGGTGCTGACATGATAGCTCAAGATATTGTTAATAAAATTCTGCGAGGTTAATAATATGGCTGTGCTTTTAGGAAAAACACAAAATAAAATCAGAGGCTCTAAGGATTTCGACAGTTTCAGCCGAAATTTACCCTCAGATTTTCCTGTTGAAGTGAGTCAGCTTCTAAGGGGGGCATACTTTTTTGGCTCAAACAGAGTTGACCCTCTCTACAATTTTGCCAATCCAGAGCTGCCGCTATTGCAGCGCGGCAGTCCACGGTATTTTAATGGGTACGTGCGGGTTAACAACTTCGGGTATTTTGATACGCAAATCGCACCGGGAGCAGAAACCACCGTCATAGCATTGGCACGGCTGGCCGACGAAAGTAAAACAAATGGTTTTTTTATTTCGAACTATGGACCTGTTGCGTCAGGGTCAAATGGTGATGCAATGAAAATTCGTGCTGCGGATGTTGCGGGTTATATGGCATCAGGTACAGGATTGAAAACTAAATTCCTGAATCTGCCGACGAATAAATTCGGATTGGAATTTAACAGCTACTTTGTGAATTGGAAAGAAATTGGGTTTAATTTCGGGGGGTATGATCCAGTTCTGGAAAATCAGTTTATCGATTCAATGCTGGAGCCTCACACTCCATCGACAAAGACGCTATTAGTAGGTTCAAACCAAAATTCAACTATTACTAGTGATGTGGATGTTTCATGCCTGTTTATTATCGATGGGATTTTTACAACAGGCGATAGATTGCGTTTGATTCAGTATTTATATCAAAAATATGCGGCTGGACTGGAGTAACCCCAGAGGGCAAGCAATGAAAAAATATTACTCAGTAATAACAACTATTGGTTCTGAAAGACTGGCCGACGCCATAGCATCTGGGAGTCAACTGGATGTCGCAGAAATGGCCGTCGGCGATGGCGGCGGTACTCTCCCTACCCCCGACCCGAATCAGGCGACTCTGATCGGTGAGGTGTACCGCGCACCGCTGAATAAATTAGCTGTCGCGGCGGCGAATGTCGTTGAAGCGGAAATGGTAATCCCCGCGCAGGCTGGCGGGTGGTGGTTACGCGAGGTCGCCCTGTTTGCCTCGGACGGCGTATGTATTGCTATCGGCAACATGCCGGAAAGCTATAAGCCTTTAACAACCGATGGCTCAAGCCGCACTCAGATCGTGCGTGTGCAACTGGCTGTTAGCAGCACAGAGCATGTGGCGCTGATTATCGACCCGGCCGTCGTCATTGCCACCGAGCAGGACGTTAACGATGCCAAAAACGAGGCAAAAGACTACACGGACGAAGCGATCAGCGAATTGGACGCAAGCATAAAAAATGCCATCGCTAACGCCGTTGAGACTGCGATTCGCGACGCCTGGGAACAGGACAACCCCATCGGCTCGTCACGCATGTTCAACCAGAACGTGAACCCTAACGAGCGCTGGCCGTGGTCAACATGGGAGTATGCCGGGGGGCACCTGACCATCAGGACAGCAAACGCGGACGGCTCAGACGTCGGAAGTATCGGCGGCAGTGACACGGTAAACATCACGCGCGCCAATCTGCCGGAAGAAAGTCTGGGGGTGAAGGGGTTCACTGATGAAGTTGATTTTGGCGTGCTACGCACCCAAGTATCCGGGAAACACACGCACGGCGGTGTTCCAATGCGCAATAGCAAATATGAATTAGGCGGTAATAACACCGTATTTTTCGACCCGTACCAGCAGGGTGAAACCAATGAGGCCGGAGAGCACGATCATACCTTCACCATCCCAACACATAACCACGTCCTCGCTGGCGGCGAAACAGATAGGCTGGGCCAGGGCCAGGCGCTAAACATTGTCGAACGGCACAAGCTTCAGATGTTGTGGCATCGCGTGGCCTAATCCGCCGACAGAAAACAAGAAAGCCCCTCGCGGGCTTTTTCTTCTCCTGCAGTACAGCCAGTGACGTCTATATCTGCCGGTATCGAGCACAGTCATTCAGTGCTATGCGTCAACCGAATAACCCATTTACCGAGTTCGCCACCGAATTGACCGCTTTGTTGGCGCTCGCGCGCAGCTCGCCCAGCACATCACTTGCCGACGTCGTTTGCAGCTTCTCGCGGAAGTCGATGTCGACACGGCTCAGGCTGATAGTGAACTCTATCTTCTTCGCGTTACCGTAGCGGTCAAACTCGGATTTTCCACGCTCCAGGCGCGTCATCACGTACATGCCGTAAATTCGGCCGTCCCCCTCAATCAACGGCCAGGGCCGGCCGGTATACCCGATAGTCTCCAGCGTATACAGCGACACGCCGCCGCCGGTGATCTCAGGATAGAGCACACCGTCAAGCGTGATGCTGTCATCCCCTGCCCCGATATACTGCCAACCGGCGGACTGGTTGACGCGATCGTTCTTGACGTGGCGCCAGTCCTGAGAATGGCGCAGTTGCTGATAGGGCGTCGTGCGCAGCGTAAAAACAAACATCCCGAATACCATCATCATGATTATTACCTCCGTTAATCTCGATCGCGGAATGACCCGCGGTTACCTCTGACTGTGCTGGCCATCGCATCGCGCACCGCGCTGCGCACCATCCGCTCCAGCTCCTGATCCGAGCGCTTACCCACATCGTTAAAGACCAACTGGAAAACGGGCCCGCCGCCACCAGGGGCAGACACTGGTGCCATGACGGCCGGCTGTGACGCCGACGGCACTGAGAGCACCCCGCCGCCGGCAGCGGCCGCCACACGCGGTACCGGTTGCGGCATCACGCGTGCTTCCTGGTACGCCCCGCGCAACGCCAGTGCACGCGGCAGGTTTTTAAAGACGATATCCCCCGGGCCAATGCGTTTGGCGGCCTTGGTGTTGTCGGCAGTGGCCTTAGTATTGCCGGCGATCTCGTTCAGGCGTCGCTGCGTGCCGGTATCCCCCGTCAGCACCGGCGGAGGCGTTCCGCCCAGCTTAGGATCGACGGTAGCTGCCCCCGTAGGCAGACCGGGGCCGGCCCAGCTCCACCCTTTCTTAACCATCTTTTTCTGCTGAGGATCCCACTCCCACATAGCCGGCTGGTTTCGTAATTCTTCAGCCTTGCGCCGTGCCTGCTCGATGCCATCCGGGATCAGGCCCATTTTCTCCAGCAGCCAACCCACACCATCCATCAGTTTTGACAGTGGGTACAGCAGCACCTGCAGCGCAGCGCCAAACACCCGACCAAACGTCTCGCCGGCGCTGGCGCATTTCTCCAGCGTCTCTTTGCTGGTCTGCATTGGCGTCAGCAGCTTGGCGAACCAGTCCCACACGCGCCCAAGGGCGTCGCCAATCACGCTGAAAATCGGGGCAATGCGGGCAAAGGCATCACGCAACGGCGCCAGCGCCTGCATAACGCTGGTGCCGAAACCAACAAAGAACGCCGAGATCGGTTCCCAATAGCGCCAGATAAGCACGCCGGCCGCGACAAATGCGGCGCCAATCAACCCAATCGGACTCAGCAGGAATGACAGCGCAGCACCCAGAGCCGAAAGCGCGCCGGTAAGAATGCCCCATAACGTAGACAGGCCCGTCAGCCGTAGCGCCAACCCCATCACGCCACGCACCAATGAACCCAGCGCTGCCGACGGCGCCATAAATACGCCCATCAGCATGCTGCGCAGCGTCGCCAGCGAGCCCTGCAGCCCACGGAAACCACCAGAGAGCGAAGTCAGCACACGCGACCAGCCGCTAATCCTCGCCATGGCGTTGCCGCCGGCGCCAACGAAGCTCCGCAGCGCGCTAACGGTTCCCATCAGACCGCGCCCACCCGTCAGCAATGTGAAGCCCAAACGCAGCTTAGCCAGCGGCCCAATCAGCAGGCCGGTCGCCAGGCTGGCGATCCCCAGCGCGGCCACCAGGGCGGTGACGGCGCCGGCGGTCAACAGAATGGACTGCGCCAGCCGCGGGTTTTCTTTCACCCACTGGCTAGCGGCGTTGATTACCTCACTCAGCCCCTGCGTCAGTTTGCGCAGCGGGCCGTCGGCAGTTTCTTCAACCTGGATGCGGAAGCCTTCCCAGGCGGAGTCCAGCTCCTTCAGGTCGCCGCCGAGGTTATCCGCCATCACCTTGGCGGCCTTCAGCGCCTCACCCTGCGATTTCTTCAGGTCGGCCAGCAACTTCTGCAACTCACCACTGCCGGCTGATAAAACCAGCGCCTGGAATGACTTCGCGGCTTCCTCGCCCGCAATATCCTTGAAGAACGAGAGTTGATCGGTGGCGCCGTATTTCTTGATCGATTTGTAAAGGTCAGTGAGAACGTCCTCGGCCGGACGCATCTTGCCGGTGGAGTCGGCCACGGTGACGCCTAACTCTTTCAGCGCGTCGTTGGCCTTTTTCGTTGGCGCGGCCAGGCGTGAGAACGTGGTTTGCAACCCAGTACCGGCAATACTGCCGCGCAGGCCCACGTTCGCCATCACGCCAATCATCGCCGTCGTTTGCTCTACGCTGACGCCGAGGTTAGATAACCCCGTACCGGCATACTTCATTGCTTCGCCGATGTTCTGCAGGTCGGTGTTGGTGCGGGTGAATGCCCCCGTCAGCACGTCACTGACGCGATCCATTTCCTTCGGATCGAGGCGGAATTGAGAGAGGATGTTCGAACTGATGTCCGCGGACTCGCCGAGATCCATCCCGCCAGCCAGCGCCATGTTGAGCACGCCAGGCAACGCGGCCTGAATTGACTGCGGCGTAAAGCCAGCCATTGCCAGAAATGCCTGGCCGCTGGCCGCATCACGAGTGGTAAACGCAGTTTCGGCGCCGAGTTTTTTCGCCTGGGCGCGCAGGTCGGCCAACTGCGACGAGCTTTTATCCAGTCGCGTCAGCGCCTGCACGCGTGACATTTCGGCATCGAACCCTACGGCCGGCGCCAGGAAACGGCCGCCGGCGTACCCAGCCGCCGCAGCACCGACAGCCATTCCCATGCCGGAACCGCGCAGCTTGCCGGCGGTGTCTTTGGCACGGGTGTAGCCGGCTTGAGCTTGGGTAACGGCAGCCAGCTGGCGCCGTTCCCGCTCGAGCTGCTGGTTGTATTGTGCCGTTCGCCGGATGGCGCTTTGTATCGCGCCGCTGCCGGCGGACAGGTTGACGCCATGCTGCCGCACCGCCTGAGCCGCCTCCCGCAGCTTGGCCGTTTGCAGGCTATAGGTTTGCGTCAGCCGAGAGAGCTTGCCGCGCAGGTTCTCCAGGTGCGCGGCCTGGGCATCTGTCAGTTGCCCGCCCTCGCGAACGGTCTGATTCAGTCCGTTAAATTCGCGCTTCGCACGGTTAATCTTCTGTGCCGTGTCGTTGGCCTGTGCGCGCAGGCGGTCAAAGCTGGCAGCCTGCTTATCCAGATCTTTAACGGCGCTCTGTGTTTTTTTGAGGGAGTCAGAAAGACCGCTAACAGCTTTGCTAGCGGCTTTAACCGGGCGAGTGAGCTTATCGATCGCGTTGAACGCGACGCGAATACTAAGATCCATGGTCGTCCTCGTCGTCATCGTCATGGTTGCCGCTACGGATGGCGGCGCGCTGGCGCCATGCCATCAGCTCGCGCAGCTCCATGCCGTACATCTCGGAGGGCGGCCAGTGAAAAACTACAGCAATGTCAGCGATGAGATCGTCAACGCTGACAAACAGCGGTTCCCTTACTTGTTCCCCGTCTCCGCCCCGTTCGGTACGGACGGCGCCGCTTTGGTCAAAAAAGGCGTCATTTCTTCAATGAACGCGACAAAGTCGCCGGTATCCAACATGGCGATATCGGCGGCGGTCAGCGCTGGCGCGGTGACGCGGGTGAGCAGCGTTGAAACTGCGTCATAGTCGAAGTTGAGCACGTCGACCAGGCGCAGGCCACGCAGTGAGCCGGCCTGCTTGATGGTGTCGGTGATGATGACGGTGGTGATCTCTTTGTCACCGCGTTTGATCGGTGTAGTGAGCGTTACTGGCATGTGCGAGTTCTCCAGGCGGCCGCATGGGCCGCCTTCAAAATGGGTTTAAAGGTTAAAAATCAGCCGCCAAGGCCCAGAGCTGAAACAATGCGATCGGGGTACAGGTTCTTCCCGTCGCGCTTGTAGATGAAGTTCAGCAGGTCGATCTCCAGCAGCGCCTTGTCATCCACCGACAGCTTGTAGTAGGTGTTCTTGATGGCGTAGGTGTGGATAGTGTCATCGCCCTGCTTGGCCTCACCCTGATCGATTTCGGTGAGGCGGCCGCGCATCTCCACTTCCATAAGTGAGCTGGTACCGCCGCTGTAGATTTCACCGACGAAGCGCAGGCGCATTCCGTCGATATCGCCGCCGTACTTGAGGATCAGCTCTTCAACGACGCCGCCGACTACCATAGACGCATCCAGCGCGCCGCCGTCAAGGCCCATATCAGCGCCCACGGCACCCAGCATACCGCCGCCCTGATAGTCTTCCGTCTTGCGGGTGACCTTTGGCAAGGTGACGCTGGGGATCTTGCCAATGTGGTTGGTGCCGTCTACGTACAGCGTGAATAACCGAAGCTTTTTAGGGATAGCCACTTATGCCCCTCCCAGCGACGCGAAGGCCGCTTCGTAGTATTGATCGGTGAAGGTCTGGATCATGGTCAAATCTTCGAGCGGCGGCACCGGGCTGTAGTCGTAGCGCACCACTGCCTTACCCTGGCGCAGGCCGGTTGTCGGGTTATCCACGACATCGAACCAACACGCGGCGCCGATCAGTTGGCCGTCAGTGACTTTCCCCTGCAGTTTGGCATTGATTCCGCTGACGACATCTTTGGCATTGGCCGGAGTCAGCGGGCTGTCCACCGTGGTGAATTGCGCCTCCGCGATGGTGTCCGCCAGGATCTGCGCGGTGCGGGTGTACACCTCGAAGATATATTTATCTTTGTCCGTGGTGCGGTTGCCCCAGAAACGGAATCCCTCACGCTTGATCAGCGTGGTGACTTCGTTGGCGTTCAGTTCGTTGGCGTCGGAATCCTCCGCCTGCAGCGCCCAGAAGACGTCTTTGGTGATACCGAGCACGTTACTCACCGCCACGTTAGACAGCGACTTATGCCAGCCCTGCTCGTTATCGATTTTCGCCCGGAGCCCCAACGCATAGGCCACCGCCGGGAACTCTTCGTTCTCACCGCTCACCGGGTTATAGGCGATAAAGTTCGGCCAGATCAGCATGCCCTCACGTTCGGCGAACTGCTGGCGATAGGTTTTCACCTCGGCGATCGTCTCGCAGCCATCGCAATAGTTGTAGGTGAATGCCCGCAACTGCTTGGCGATCACTCGCAGTTGTGCGGTCACTTCCTGCGTGTCGTACATCGGCACACCGAGAATACGCGGCCGGTAGCCGACTTTCTGCTCGGCAGTCAGCAGCGCGAACATGCCGGTGTAACTGCCGTCCGCCTGGGAGCCGCCGATAATCAGCTGCGACTGCGTTTTTGCGCCGTCTTCCGTGCCGGCTGCCGCTACACGTACCACGATCACGCGGGTGCTGACCTGGTCGGAAATAGCCTTCAGGGATTTATAGAGCGAACCGGTTTTACCGGCCTTGCCGAGCACGCTGATAACCCGCGTAACCAGCACTGGAGTGTCTAACGGGAAGGTGGTTGCGTCAGCATCATCCGCCACCGCGACCAGACCAATGACCGTTGAATCAACGTCATTGATCGCGGTCTGCAGGTCGGTGTTCTCCTTGACGCGTGCACCGTGGAAAAAATTGTCGGTCATACTGTACCGCCATCATGCTTGTGAGTTCGTGGTGATATTCGCTGAAAAATGCATACCCGACACGCGGTGCCGGTTGTCATCCACCGGCGACAACAATGCGCTGTTTTCCCCGTCGCGCGCGCATGAAACCATCAGCGCCAAAGGGGGAGCCATGGCACTGACTACTGACGCAATCGACAAGGCCAGAACACTGCTGGATAACAGAGCCGGCACGTTCAACGGTTACCAGGCGGAGCTGTCGCGCGTACCGGCGTTCAGCGTCCTGCTCGGCGGCAAAGAGCTGACCGCACTGGATGAACGCGTCTTGTCACTGGAAATGACCGATAACCGCGGCTTTGAAGCCGACGAGCTGACGATCACCGTGGACGATACGGACGGCCAGCTGCAGCTGCCGCCGCGCGGCGCCGAAGTGTCCGCATCGATGGGCTGGCACGGTGAAGCACTGGTGTACAAAGGTGTTTTCATCGTGGATGAAGTGGCGCATTCCGGGCCGCCTGATACGCTGACGATCACCGCACGCAGCGCCGATTTTCGTGACGAGTTCAACGTCAAGCGCGAAGTGTCCTGGCATGACGTCACCGTAGAACGGGTGGTATCAGCGATCGCCAGGCGATACAACCTGAAAGCCATCATCTCGCAGCAGCTCATGGAACTGGAGATCGACCACGCCGACCAAACTCAAGAAAGCGATATGTCATTCCTGACGCGCATGGCCGAAATGCTGGGCGCCATCGCCACGGTGAAGAATGGCAGCCTGCTGTTTATCCTGCCAGGCGGTGGCGTCAGCGCTAACGGCAAGGCGCTACCCTCCTTCGCCATCACCCGCAGCAGCGGTGACAGACATTCGTTCCGCATTGCTGACCGTGACGCCTATACCGGTGTGCGCGCCTACTGGCTGGATCTGGAGTTTGGAAAGAAGAAAAAGGTCACGGTGAAAACCCGCAAGCCGGCGAAAAAGAAACCGGCCCGCAGCAGCAACCGCGAAGGCGATTATATCGAGGGGGAAGACGGCAACGTTTATGTGTTGCGTAAAACCTACAATAGCGAAACAGCCGCAAAGCGGGCCGCCGCCGCTAAATGGCAGCAGCTGAAACGCGGCGCTGCTGAATTTACCCTTACCCTGGCTTACGGCTGCGCCGACTTATACCCAGAAATGCACGGCACGGTAACGGGATTTAAAACGGATATCGATAATCAGGACTGGATTATAGCCCGGGCCAGCCATTCTATTGACGGGAACGGCTTTACCACCCGGTTGGAATTTGAGGCCAAAATACCCGAATGGATTGCAGAAAGTGAACAGTGACGGCCATAATGACAGGGAGTTCAACTCCCGCCATGGGAGGCCATCATGTTTGTTTGCCCGATCTGTGGTGCCGTGGCCCGTACACGCACCAGTCGCCGCCTCAGTGAAATGACGATTCGGCAGTATCACCAGTGTCAGAATTTCGAATGCAGCATCACGTTTACGACGCTGAACAGCGTTGAAAAGTTGGTAACGAAACGCGGCCCGCGCGAAGAGTTACCGCCTGACTTTATCCCGCAAGACGCCTTCCCCACCTCCCACTATGGGCGCGATCAGCTCAACCTGTCACTGTAAACCGGCCCCGCCTTTGAGCGGGGTTTTTATCATCTGTTTTCATAGAGATGCCAGCCACAGAGCAAATTAGATGGGCAAAAATGTGGTCACTAAAAATATAAAACTTATATTTTTCAATAAAATAAACAACAAAAAAGGGAGGCTTTCGCCTCCCTTGAAACTCCCCTGCCTGAATCAATGATTACGGATGTATTCGTCCATATCGGTTTTCAGGTTGTCAGATTTGGTGCCGAAGATGGCCTGCACGCCAGAGCCTGCAACCACAACGCCGGCTGCGCCCAGTTTCTTCAGGCCAGCCTGGTCAACCTTGGATACGTCGGCCACGCTGACGCGCAGACGGGTGATGCAAGCATCCAGGTTGGTGATGTTTTCTTTACCGCCGAAGGCCTGAACCAAAGCTGCAGACATTTCGGAACCGCCCTGCGCCACCTGCTCGGAAGCGGTGTCTTCACGGCCTGGCGTTTTCAGATCCAGCTTGGCGATCAGCACACGGAAGATGGTGTAGTACACCAGACCGTAGATGATGCCGACGATAGGGAACAGCCAGATTTTGCTGCTGTTGCCGCTCAGTACGATAAAGTCGATCAAACCATGCGAGAAGCTGGTGCCGTCACGCATGCCCAACAGGATACAGATTGGGAATGCCAGGCCGGCCAGGATGGCGTGGATCGCATACAGGATCGGCGCAACGAACATGAAGGAGAATTCAATCGGTTCGGTGATCCCGGTCAGGAACGAGGTCAACGCCGCGGAGATCATGATACCGCCGACTTTAGCGCGGTTTTCCGGCTTGGCCGAATGCCAGATGGCGATAGCGGCAGCAGGCAGACCGTACATTTTGAACAGGAAGCCGCCGGACAGTTTGCCCGCGGTCGGGTCACCCGCCATGTAGCGTGGGATGTCGCCGTGGAACACCTGGCCCGCCGCGTTGGTGAACTCGCCAATCTGCATCTGGAAAGGGACGTTCCAGATGTGGTGCAGACCGAACGGCACCAGCGCACGCTCAACCACGCCGTAGATGCCGAAGGCCACTACCGGGTTCTGATAAGCCGCCCACTGCGAGAAGGTCTGGATAGCCGTCCCGATTGGCGGCCAGATGAAGGACAACACTACGCCCAGAACGATTGCCGCCAGACCGGAGATGATCGGCACGAAACGCTTACCGGCAAAGAAGCCCAGGTATTCCGGCAACTGAATGCGGAAGAAGCGGTTAAACATGTAGGCGGCGATGGCGCCGGAGATAATCCCCCCGAGCACGCCGGTATCCGCCAGGTGTTTGGCCGCGATCTCTTCGGCAGGCAGATGCAGCACCAGCGGTGCTACCACCGCCATGGTTTTCACCATGATGCCGTAAGCCACCACCGCCGCCAGCGCGGAAACGCCGTCGTTATTCGTGAAGCCGAGGGCAACGCCGATCGCGAAGATTAACGGCATGTTGGCGAAAACAGACCCGCCCGCTTCCGCCATCACGTGGGAGACTACCGCAGGTAGCCAGCTAAAGTTGGCGGAACCGACGCCCAGCAGGATACCTGCGATAGGCAGTACGGACACCGGCAGCATTAGCGATTTACCTACTTTTTGCAGGTTTGCAAATGCGTTCTTGAACAT